GCGAACCGCCTTGACGAGTTCGCGGACCTTGTTGCCAGCCGTGACGGCGCTGGGGTCGCCCCTGAAGTTGGCCTCAAACTTGGCGTCCCGCAGTGCCCCGATGGCGTCCTGCTTCTTGGTTAGGTCGTCCAGCCCGCTGTAGTCGTAGGACTCACTGGAACTGGACTGCGAGGACGTGCTGGGGGCGCTGTAGCGCGTGAGCAAATCTGGGAGCCGTAATGCCGCCATGCGTAGCCTCTCTACGGATTTATGTCCGCAGATTGGCTAGTGAGCGGCGGTCTTTCTGGCCCGGCGGATGGCTAGGAGTACCACCTGTCGGGCGATGGTTTCCGAGAACGGCAGGTGCCTGCGGCCCGCCTCCTCCCGCAGCCAGCCCACGATCTCGTCCAGCCGCTGCTGGCACTCGTCCGCCCCCCAGATGTCCATCTGGACGGCGTGGGCGTTGCACGGGCAGGTCGGCGTGGCGGTGATGCCGACGAGCCGGAGGAGTTTCTTGAGTTCGGTGCCGGGACCGCCCGGAGGCGGTAGAGCGGCCATTTGCTGCGCCACCGGCTGCGGATCCATCCCGCAGGCGTGAAAGACGTGCGGCACATCGGCACGCATCTGCATGCCGCACGGGCACACGCACGCGAACGCCCGGCCGTCCGGAACGCACTTGCACTTGGTCAAAGACGCCGACGCCACGTTACTCATACACACACTCCAGCACAGTTGAGTCGGCACGACTGCCAGCCGAGAAACTCATAGCAGTCCTGGCACGCTTGGTTGACGGATGCGTCGAACGTCAGGTTGGTCACAACACACCCGCGAGAAAGCGTCCATTGCGTCAAGCACGGGGCGCCAGACAGCACGGAGGATTCAATGCACCCATACAAAAAGCCGCCAGAAATGGTCACCGCAAACTCTTCTCCTTCAGCCACGTCCGGAAGGAACGCGCACCCAGCCTTTTTGCGGAAATTGAGAATGATCCGCGCGCCGGGATAGCATGCCCACTCCGTACAGCCTCCGTCGCAGCAGGTGTAAGGCGACTCCGGAAAGATTTGCTCGCACGGCTGCTGGAAGTTCGGGCAATCGCTATCGCTGTCGCACGGACATGGGCCGCACGGCTGATTGGGTGTCCATGTGCCGCATGGGCCTTCGACAACCTCAAACGCGGCCTCAGAACCGGACGGACAGCCTCCCAGCGGCATAGGAAATGTCTCGCCCGTATAGTAGTCGTAGCAGTACGTGGTCGTGACACACTCCTCGCATTCCGCTTCGGTCGTGTAGTTGCAGTCAATCTGGCCGTTGATGATGCAGCGCGGACACCCTCCGCAGCAGCAACTCTGCGAGGCCGCGAGTTCTCCGCCAGCCACCAAAAGCCCATTGGCAGTGCGATACAACGGCATGGTCGTCACGGGCTCCCTTCACCACCGCCCCCGCCTGGAGATGTCGGAGGGCAGGTGTCAACTGGGACGATGAGATTTGCAATCGGATCGCCCTCCGCCAGCACGTACAGGTTCTTGCGAGAGAACTCCAGGCCGTAGGCCGTCAGTGCCACGTTCGTTATTACCGTCACGAGATGCGACCTCCACTTCAGGCAGGGGGTCGCAGACTCTGAGGAGGTGGTGTACGACAGCGCAGACGGCGTTGCTGCACTGTAGCCCGTGAGTGCATCGACGGTCTTGCCGTTGAGCGACGTGAACGCCGTGCATTCAGTGGCAGGCTGAATCTCGATGGCGTAGTACGTCACCTCTGGCTCTCGCACGCCATTCGCAGCGCCCTCGATCAACTCGCCGTTGACGTTGTAGGCAGGGGGCTGCGAGACAATCGGATGCGGGTCGTCTCGCAGGGTGTCTTGTGCGGCAGGGTCTTGTGGGTTGGCGGGCGGGGGCGTGACCTCATCCTTTGTGCGGGCGGCGAACAGGACGTACTTCGTGCCCGCCGTGTTCGCGATCTCCTGCGTCCGATTCATCACATCGACGGCCAGCCCTGATGTCGGCCACACCTGCGTGATGGACTTGGTGGTGCCGCTCTGCCAGCCCCCAGTGAAGGTGCCGATGCGGTAGGTGTTGAAGTAGGTGTTGCTGTCGCCACGAGAGGAGAAGACCGGGATGATCCGCCTCCGGCCACGCAGCCCCTTCTTGTCTTCAACGATCTCGGTCACGACGGTCTGCGGAATGACGGGAATCGTATCGACCCGCTCTTTCTGCTGATCCCACGCCTTGATCCGCTCGTAGGTGACCTCCAGTCCCTTGCCGTCGATGAACTCGACTTTCGTCACCACGTCGTACTCGGAACGGTTGAGCATCTGGAGGTTCCACAGCACCTCCCGCCCTGTCTCCTGGATGTCGAGCCGGGCCGTGCCGTCGTTCTGCCCAACCTGCGCACGGGGCGCCTTGCCGACGAACTGGTTGGCCTGCGAGTCCAGCATCGTGAGCGGGAGCCCCTGTGGAGGTCGGCCTGCCACGACGTTGCGAACATTGACCTGTGCCGCCTGCCCGTTTCCAGCCACGTCCGTCATGGAGCCGGGAGCCACGCGGAAGTTGGCGTTCGTCTGCTGTGGTGCCAGGATCGGAACGACGTTGGGTTCTGGCTCCTTCTCCCGCCGCTCCTCCGAGTCGGCCGTCCGCTTTGGGCGATGGTCGGGGTCGCCAGGACGAAAGTCGAGATTCGGGAATCGCAAACGCCTCTGCTCGGGCGTGACCATCCGCAGGTCGGCGGGCGTGTTGTCGATCTCCACTGGACCGGCGTGCCGCATTTCCTGGACGCTGTTGCCCAGAATGTTGGCGATCTGCGTGGCAGCGTCGGGGGACAGACCTGCCGCCACAAGCGACTTGCGCAACTGCTGCCGCTGCTCGCTGAACCCGGCCATGCGACTACCCTCCTGCCGCCGTGCCGTACACGTCGAGTGCGTAGACGATGACAGGATCGGTGTTCTTGCGGGCGCCGATCAGTTCGACGGCCACATGGCGATCCGATGACTGGATGTCGTCGATGCTGCGGCTGGCAAAGACGGCCTTCGCCACGCCGCTGTCGTACCCAGTCCGCGTGGCCTGAGCCGCCATGTCCAGGCGGGACGCACCGTCCACCGTGCTGGCAGAGAAGCCGACGCCGCGATTGCGGTTGGCGACGTTTGGCCGGGCATGCGGCGAGTTGTTGTAATATAGCCTAGCGGCTATGTCACACTTGGCGGACTGCGGCTTGTAGGTCAGGCTGACATCGCGAGGCTGTACGGAGCCACCGCCCTTTGCGGTCATGTCTGTGGGGAACGCACGGTTGCCAGTCTTGTACCGATAGACCGGGAACATCGAGCCGGTAGATGCCGTGAACGTGGCCGTCGCCTGGACGGGTGCCGCACAGTTCGGATCGTCGGGGGCCGAGATGGTGACAGAGCCGCTAGAGTATCCGTGCCCTTGATGCAGAATCCATATTCCGCTGACCTGACCATCGGCGTTGATTGCGGCCTGGAGTTCTCCGCCCACGCCACCAGAGACGGTCACGGTTGGCGGCGTGCGGTATCCTGCGCCCTTGTTCGTGACCGTGACTGCGGAGATGGCACCGCGAGCGTCATCGAGATGCCCCTCGCCCAGCAAGAACGCACCGCCAGTGGCTCCGTACACGCACCCGTAATCGCCATTTGACATCGGCACAGTCGTTCCGGCCGAGATGCGGTGCGGGTAGCGCTCGACCCACCATGTGCCTGTGCTGATCGAGTAGCACAGGGCGCGGGTCGGGTATCCGGTCGAGCCGTCAGCCTTGAACGCGACGAACACGCGGACGACCTTGCGCACGGCATCCACGAGCACGAAGTTCCATCCCTTGCGAAATAGGCTCCAATCCACTTGCGTGCGGATGATGTCGTTGATCGGTGACGAGATGTCTTCAAACTCTCCCTGTGGCGAGATCGAGTACACGCCGTACTGATCCAGCACGTAGCACACGCCCGCATGGATGTCCCAGCACCGCTGTCCGGAGCAGCCTCTATTGGCAATCGGTGACACGTCGGCGTCCCGAAGCGGCTGCTTGCTGTAGGACAGCGAGTAGGCGTGCCGCGACTGCATGATGAGCATGGACGAGCCAAACGGGATCAAGGCCGTAATGGCGTCACCGTCCCGAGCGTTCTGCTGGAGCACGAGTTCGTTGATGTCCGGAACGCTCTCCGGCTCGTCCACCTCCGAGAAGTAGATCGAGTTCGGCTCGGAGCCGCTCGTGTCCACGCCGTACCAGAATCGGTCCTGGTATCGCACGACGGTCGCCTTGTCGTTCGGCGGCGGCGTGAACCGCATGGCGTTGAGGTCGCCGTTCGGCAGCACGATGGGCATGGCGGCGTACCCGGCACGATCCGGGTTCCGCACCTCGTCGTCGGTTAGGTCGTCGGTGAGCGATGTCCCGGTGCCGACGCGATAGAGCATCAGTGCTTGGTCGCCAGTCGTTCGCCACAACTCCACCGTGAGCGTGCGGCCATCTGTGTTGCTTGGCCCAGCCACGCTCCAGGCCATCGACTGCGCACCCTCGCCAGCATCGACCTCCCGCACTGGCGACAGGTTGCTGGGGATTGGCCCACCTCTGGAGGCGGGCGTATTGTCAACGTATCGGTAGTAGCACTGGTACTTGCCACGCAGGTGAGGGCGGGCGACGGCAAACGCCTCTGCCCCTCCCGATACGGCCGTGACGGCGGGCGGCAGTTTGTAGCCGCCGCCGCCAGACTCAAGCGTCACAGCGGTGATGGCGCCGTTGGCAACCGTGCAGGTCGCGTACGCCCCGAATCCGGAGGACGAGGTGATCTTGATCTCAGGGGCGACCACGTACCCGCTGCCACCATTTGTGACCTGGATTTCCTTGACGGCATATCGCGGCGTCGAGGTGTTCTTGGCGTGACCCGGCGGGTAGCCCTCGATGATGAGCGACTTGCTCGACGGCACCGTCGTTGTCATGTTGCCGGTGGTCGTGTCGAGCGTGCCCGCCGCAGCAATCGTGATCGTGACTGGATCGGTCGTGGAGTAGCCCGTGCCGGAAGCCTTTGCGGTCACGGATCGCACGAAGCAGGACGTGGCATAGAACACGAAGGCCGTGCCGCCGGTGCAGTTGGTGGACAGGATGCGCTGCCCGTAGAAGTTCACGCGAGCGATGCCGCCGGTGCCAGTGGCTCCGCTCACGGTGTAGGCGAGGTTCGTGGAGATCGAATAGTAACTGGCGAGGTTGCTCGGCCCCAGTCCGCAGGCGTTGTGGTACACCCAGACGGTTCGCGGGATGGTGCCAGACCCGTTGGTCAGCGGGATGTCAACGGCGCCCCACGTATCCCAAATGGTGCGCTGATTTGGCAGGTAGTCCGTCTCGTCGTCAAAAGGCGGTCCCTGAATGACCTCGTAGTGGGTGATCGAGTCGGCGGCAGGCGGCGTGCCGTCCATGACCGGAGTCAGCACCGCACCAGTCCCGTGCGTAGCACTGAGGACGATGGGCGGCGGGGCCGGGTAGTGCTTGCCGCCGTCCGTCACCACCAGTTCGCTCACGACAGACTGATTGAGATAGGACTGGGCCTTTGCCGCACGATAGCCAGTCGGAGGTGACGTTGGGGCAGTGAACGTCACGGACGGGGCGGCGTTGTACACGGCACCGGGCTTGTGAACGTCGGCTCGGGCGACGTAGTACCGCTTCGTGGTGTTCAGCGTGATCGTCGGCGCGCTGGCTGGAGCCGCAATGCCAGCGTTTGTGGATGTACCCGAGCCAGTCCATCGCTTCGGCTGCACGCCACCACCTTGCGCGATAATCATTTCGCCGTAGCGGCCCTGTGCGCAAGAGATCGGTCGTGTTGCACTAAAGCCGGATGCAATGACGGTCACGAGGGCGGCTCCCCTGCGTGGTCATAGAACGTGCCCGTGTAACTGCTCTGCACCTGCCCAGAGGACGGCGACAGCACGGGGTCAATGGGACTCGACAGAGCGGTGCCGTACGCGGGCGTGGACAGCGCCTGCACTTGCCCGGCGGCGTCCAGGACAAGCAGTTTGACGGCGTTGCTGAAGACGTACGGATAGCAGTCAAGGATCTCCGGCGCCGCACTCGTGAATGAAACTGGCCGCATGCCGCCGCGACTGGTGAGTTGGCCCGGCGTGGACGTGACGATATTGGTCTGCTCGACGGCGGCGCCAGCAGGGATGGCATACGGGCTGGCGTTGGTGACCAGCCCTGCCCACATCGCTTCCGCCATGACTACACCCCCGTGTCTGCGCCAGATGGCGAGTAGTACCCGAGCGAACGCGGGCCGCTCACGACGATGCCATCGGGGCGGGTGCCGCTGACGGGGGCCACCACATCCGCCTCAAACGCCATCCGCAGGTCGCGGGCGTAGACGGTCAGCGATCCCTCGACGTTCTTGCCCAGCATCTTGGCGACCCACACCTCCGCACCGGACAGCACGGCCGTGAACATGGTGTCGCTCACGTCGAGGTAATCCGACACGACGGTCTTGGCGTTCGCGGGTGGCGTGCCCACCAGACTTCCAGCGACCCCGATAATCTCTTCGGCCGTGAACGGATTGATCCCCGCTGGCCCCTCCGGAAAGGCTGTGGCCGTGCCGTATCGCTTCACCAGCCCCGTCGTGGACAGCGACCCATTCCGGCTCGCCGCCTCGTATCCCATGTACCGCAACGGGGCGGGCTTCCGCCGGTAGGTGTAGGTCAGCGTTTGCGTGATGTCCGGGTCGCCAACGACCTTCAAGGCCCAGCGGTCATACATCGTCGGATGCTTGACGACAGTCCACAGGATGGGCGAGTTGAGTTCCGGCAGCACGACGTTCAGCCGCTCCCACTCCATCGGCGTGACGTACTTCACCGACGACGGACTCGTCACGGGCGGAATGATGGAATCCACGTTCCGCACGTTGGCGGGCAGCGTGTAGGTGAAGCCAGGACCGCCGCCTGCGTCGGGCGTGGTCAGCGTGGCCGTCGTGACGTGCCAGTTCCAGTCGCGGGCGTGCGTCACGTCGCGGTGGGCGTGGTGTGCAGCGGCCCGCAGCAGGCGATGCTCGCTGTCCTGAGCCCCGCCGCCAACGGAGTTCATCAGGTATTCCAGAATATCCTGCCCGCAGTAGTACATTGACGCTCCCTGCGTGACCGGATAATCAGCCCTTCACGCTCACGCGGAACGTCGCCGTGCCTGCGTTCGTCACCGCCACGATGAACGGAGCCGCGAACAGGGCATCCGGCAGCGTGTAGGCGTTGTTGGCCGCAATGGTCGTGGTCACACCCGAGCCGTCCGCATTGAGCGGGACGGGCGTCAGTTCCGGGCCGAAGGCGACGTGCCACGTAATCGTCGTGGCACTGGACACGGCGTCCACGATGAGCACGCCACCACCCGCCGCAGCGAACGGAATCTTGGGGCTGGTGCTGGCACTGTTCGTGGCGACGAACGTGCCCGTCACGGAGTTGAGTCGCTCGATCTTGTTCGGCATTACTTCTTCTTCCTTTTCCAGTGAGGCACGATGCGGTCTTTCACCTTCTCGATGGCCTCGCCACGCTTGAGTTTCGGGTTGTTCTTCATCTCCTCGCGGACATGCTCACGCAGGATGCGGGGGTTGATGTCCACTTCCTTCGGCGGACCCTTTTCCGGCGGCACGTAGTCCACGATGCCGTGAACTTCCAGGTCACGCTTCTTGGCGACCCGCAGAATGTCGCCGGTCGAGTCCACCCACGCCTCCGGGTCGAGGTGGCCCCGCTTGTCAGCGATGCCGCCCATGTAGAACTTGCCGGTGGTGTTGATCCCGGCGGCGCGGGCTTGCCCAATCAGCCAGTCCGCCTGCTTGCGGGGAATGTTGTTGAGCCACTCGCCACCATAGCGACCCTGCATGAATGCCCGGTCGCTGCCTCGCGTGCCAGGAGGCTGACGTAGGGCACACATGGCGGCAAATCGCTCCGTCTGCCCGTCCTCAATGAGACGCAGGTAGTGCGATTGCACCTCCCAGCCAGCGGAGGCAATTTCGGGCGGAAGTGTGATGTCGGTCTTCATGGCGTCTATAAGTTCTTGTCCCGCTACGGCAGCATCTCGGGCGGCACCTGCGGGGGCGGACCTTCTGGCATCGGGGGCGGCTGATCGGGTGCGGCGCCATCCGGCCCAGCAGGCGGGCCTGGAGGGATTCCAGGCGGGCCAGGAGGAGGCGGAGGAGGAGGTGGCGGCGGCAGCAGGTACGGCTTGGCGTCGATGTCCAGGCTGTCGGCCCAGTCCGAAATCAGGGCGTTCAGCGGGTCCACCATCCCCATCGGCACCAGCCCTTGAAGGATCGGGCCAAGCGTCTGGAGAGCCGCCTGCATCTGCTCGACGCGGGTGGCCTTGTTCGGCTTGCGGGCCGACCCAGCCTCAACCCGGTACTCAAACTCACGGGCCACCGTCGCCGGGTCCATGCTGGCGATGTGCTGTGCCCATGCAGCCGCACCCAGCGGGCCGACAATCGAATCCACATCCTGCGGACGCAGCAGCCAGCGTGCCGCCAATGCCTCGCGACGGGCCAGCAGGCTCATGGCGTCTTCCAGCCGATTCGCCATGTCGTCCGGACGCACGGACAGTTGCTCCGCCTTCACGTTGGCCTCTGTGGCACTCCGTATCTGGCTGGAGGTCATAGCGTACGCGAGTTCGGTCAGGCCCACTCGCTTGTCGAACTGCTGGGCAACGGCGTCCACGATGCGCCACAACTCCGGCGACACCTCCGGCAACTGGAACACCGAGATGAGGTCGTTGACGCTCCGGCCGAGCGTCTCGCTGATCTCCACGACCTTGAATCCCTTTTCCGACTGCGACAGGATTTGATCCTTGATGTCCTGGTCCGCCGCCTTGCTCACGCCCAGCAGCGTCTCGCAACTGGTGGCGACACGCTGGGCGATGAACGACATCGCGAAGTTCAGGAACCGCAGTTCACCGATGCCCGGCTTGATGTGGCTGATCGGCCACACGTAGCCCGGCTTGCGGTGGAAGTCGAGGGCCACGAACGGCCAGCCATTGGCCTCCGCCCAGAACGGGATCGGCCACTGCACGGCACGGAACAGTCCCGGAGGCATGCCGGTCGCCTCATCGACCTGCTCCTCCAGTGCCGAAGGCGGCATGTTGAGTGGGTGCGGGATGCCCTCGCAGACGACGATGTAGCAGTTGTCGCCAACGGCGTCGAAGGTGCCTACCAGTTCCTTCGGCGTGTCCTTGAGGCGGTCGCCAAGTCCCGTCTTGCTCCAAATCTTCCAGTAGGTGACCAGTTCGTTGGACTTGCCAGCCTTGCGTCCCTTGTAGGTCTGGTCTTCCTCCGTGAAGATTTGGTTGTCGCCTTCGCCGTCAATCGGCTTGGCACCGTCCAGGTGGCCCTTGAGTTGATCGCGATCCAGGCCGTACTGGCGTGCAACCACGTCAATCGGGTGCGTGCAACGCCGGGCACACCACGTAATGTCCTCGATCTCTGTGGCGTCCGGGTCCATCGTGAAGTTGTCCACGCTGTCCGCGAACGACCCGATGACCCCGATGTCCGAGCCGGGCAGCGTGACCATTTCCGTCCACCACACGCCCATGCCCTTGATGATCGCCTCGTCCACGACGCGACGGCTGTGCGTCTTGAGGTCGAGTTCGTTGGGCGTGTAGTTCAGATACCGCTCCATGAGCAGGGCGGCGATCTTGCGAATCTCCGTCCGCTGGATCGTGTCCTGTGCCGCCTGCTGGTACGCCATCATGGACTGCTCGTCCACGACACCCACCACCTCCGGCGAGACGAACGGGTACTTGGCGGGCGTCACCGTTCGCACCGGATTGCGGTGGTAGATGACGCTGCCAAACAACTTCACCGCCTCAAACACGCGATTGACCTGCATGCGGAACGCAGGCGGGGCGATGGTGCGGTTGTAGCCGTACTCGTGGCGGGCGTAGGTGTCCTTCCAGAACCAGTTGTGCGGCCCGTCAAAGAACGACATGGCCTCCCGGCCGTCCTCCGTGAAAGGACGCTTGTGCTTGAGAGACAGTTCGATCTTCTTGAGCCACCCGGTCGCTAGAGAGCGAAGAGCGTCCTCACCCGTTCTTGGTTCCACCGTTTTGCTTCCTTGCAAGGGCAACCTGTTCCGTCAGGCTGGCGATCTGAGCCACGAGGCCATCCATCTTTCGCATCTGTGCAGACTGCGGCGTGAAGTCCCAGCAGCCCCACTGCCGCCACTCGGAGTGCTCCTGCAAGCCGGGATCGTCCTTGTGCCGCACGGACGGACGCTCCAGGAATCCCGTGTTCGGGGAGAAGGTGAGGACGCTGACCGTCATGACGCCGGGCCGCTCCACGATCCACCCGAGCGTCGGCTCGTTGCAGTTCAGCGGGTCGTGATACCAGTACACGCTGTCCCCGACGCGGACCTGCGGCGGGCTAAAGGATTCGGCTTCCATACTTCGCTCCTGACTGTGGGCCTAAGAAGATGAACTCGTCGGACTCGGCTGCGAGACGCTTCTTGCGTTTCCGCACCCAATCGACGTACCAGGGATCGGGACCGACATCGACTTTAGGCTTGTGCCAGCGAGGTCGATAGGCACAGAGGTACTCCAAACACTGGCAGGCGTGGACTTCCCCCCGTGTGTTCGGCTGGTCCGTCACGACGTAGGTGCCGCCCACCAACTGGGTCTTGTGCTTGTACCGCTTGAGTTCCCGCTCCAGGTCGGGGACGGCGTTCCGCAGCACCCGCAGCATGGGCCTGCCGTCAGGGCGGATGTGGAGGTAGTTCCGGACGGCCGACATACGGGCCTGCACGTCGTCGCAGCCCGCCAGGAAACTGTGCCCCGTCGTCTCGCTGGCAACACCCTGAGCCTTGAGTTGCTCGGTGTACAGTTCCACCGGCAGGCGTCCGGAGCCGATCTCACGGAGCCGACCGCCGTGCATGTCGATGATGAAGGCGTAGAAGTTCTGGCCCTTGCACTTCTCCTGCATCTTCTCGCCAAAGACGATGGCGTTGCAGTTGCGGATGTAGAGTTGGTCGTAGATCAGCATCATCGACTCGTCGGGCGGCACGGCGGCGAATAGCACCGACGTTACGGCGTGGCCAGGGTCGATGGCGGCGTACCGGCACCAGTCATTCGGGACGGTCAGGTTCTCCAGTTCCGTCCGGTCGTAGCCGTGAACGTGCATGGCGAACGTCGGGTAGCAGAGGATCGAGTCGCTGATGAACTCGCCCTCACTTCGCATCCGCAGCACATCGTCGCCCAGTGCCGCCCAGCCTTCGATACGCTTCCGCTTCTCGTCGTCCGGGATGTGCGGGTTGTCGAGGAATCGGAGTTGGAACTTGACGATGGTCGGGTTCTCGACGCCCTCCTCCGCCAACTTGTCGGCCCGCTCCGCAAGCGACTGGAGCGAGTCGTTCTTGCTGTGCGGCATAGCCGACCACGCAAATACACCGCGACGGTCAGAGAGGCGGGCCTGCATTTCCGGAACCCACGCATCGCCGTTGTTTACGTCTTCGTCGATGTGGACCCTGTTCGCCTGCCAGCCCTGCGGCGGCTCTCCTTCCGACGAGAAGAAGTAGATTTGCCAGCCGTTGGTCAGCGTGCAGGACTGGATGTAGCGAGCGGACTTCAGAATCCACGACTTCTTCGCCACCATGCGTGGCGGAATCAGCGGCGGGGCAGGCTTTGCCTCACGCTCACGGGCAGCGTCGGTCGCCGGGTTGTAGGCCCGCCACTCGCCGGTCTTCTCGTCCTTGATGATCTTGAACGCCCCAGCCATGAACAGCATGGGGTAGACCACAAGGCCGATGTGCTTCCAGTCCTTGCCAACGATGGCGAGGATGCCGTCCTTCTCGGGGTACTTCCCGTGCGGGTCTTTCCCGCAGACGGCACGGGCGTCCTCCACGAACGTGCAGAGCGACTTGCCGGAGCGGTTACCGCCCAGCACCAGCATCTCGCTCGACCGGGACTGGTGGACTTCCTCCTGCTTGGGCGTCGGCTGGTAGAGCCGCAATGCCTCGATCCGGCGGCTCGCCAACTCCGCCTGCATCTCCTTGAGTTCGCTCTGCTGGAACGACCCCAATCGCTTGACGGACGGCAGCGGCGAAATCTGCGGGGGTTTGCGGCGTGACTTCGACATTGAGGAAACCTCCACCAATACTCATGGCAATGCGGCTGAGACGCTGATCCAACTCGGACTCCAACTCCTCGTCAGACCACTGAGTCAGCGGCTTCTTCGCCCCGCCCAATTCGGTGTTCTTCGTGACAAGGCGGACGATGCCCTCCAGCAACTTGGTGCGGTGCGATCCACCGGGAGGGGCGTCGAAATACTGCTTGACCATCATGGCGGCGAACCCGTTGGATCCGCCGAAATACTCCATCAGCCGTTCCAGCAGTTCGCTGGAGTGCGGGATGTTCTCCCCTCCCCTGCCAGCCGCCTTCGCGAAAGCGTCGAGGGCACCATCCTCGATTGCGGCCATGTCCCGCTTCTTCTGCTTCAACTTCTTGCCGCGATTCACCTTCGCACGGCACATGACGCAGCGGGGATCCCACGACCCGTCCTTCTTGACGCGGAAGTGGTTTCTGGAAAGTGGAAAAGACTGGCCGCAGTCGGTGCAGGTCTTGTCGGACATGCGTCACCAACTCCAGTTACACGACCACCAGCCGGGCGTGAGTTTGTCGTTCTTCTCGTCGCAGTTGTGGCGGGACTTGAAGTTGGCCCGACGACCCTCGTCGCCGTGACCGTCCCCATCGCTGCCGCCTTCCCGATAGTGACCCATCGAGGAGTCGCCAAAGCGGACGATCCGCTCCTCGTCGCCCACCTTCGCCCGCACGACGAACTTCTTGCCGCCCTGCGAGTCACGCACTGGGCGATTGGGGATCAGGCTGCGGATGCTGTCCTCTGTCTTTCCCATGCTTCACCTGTCTGCCTGCGGAACCGACGAGATCATCGGTGCCATGCCGTCCTTCGGGGCCGGAACGCGACCGGCACCCACCTCCCGCTTGGCCTTGAAGTCCTCCAACTCCGGAAAGTCCAGCAGCCCCGCCGTGTGCAACTGGGCCATGATCGCCTGCCGGTCAGGCTGATCGAACTGGCTCATCGGACTAGGTTCATTGGGAAGCGGCACTGTCGATACTCCCTATACAAAGAGCAGGGGCCGCAGGTGGGTGTCCCTCCCCTCCTGCGGCCCCGCAACGTCGCGACGTGAGATGAACCGAATCAGAAGCCAGCGTTCGTGCGAACCAGGATCCGACCGGAGGTCGTGGCACTCGTCTCGATGGCGTAGCCGAGCAGCGGGTTCGTGGACTGAGCCGCCGCCGAGCCAGCCGTAGCCGACAGGCCGTAGGAGGCACCAGCCGAAACGCTGGTCGAGGTCTTCGTCACCGTCGAGGGGCCACGCACCACGAGCCAGAACACCTCGTTGTTGGCAACGCCAGCAGCGGGGAGGTACTCGTCCACGATGCCCATGAGGGCCGTCGAGGTCGTCGCCAGACCGTCCACTTCGGACAGGATGGCAGCGTCCTTGAACTTGGCGACCGCACCCGGCAAGAGGGCCGAGCCGCTCGTGTTCTTCACGGCGATGCACTCGACCGTCCGGTTGCTCTTGAGAGCGCCGGTCTTCGGGTCTTCATCGCGGAACACCTTGCGGACGCCCACAACCGTCGAACCGTCGCCGTTCTCGGCCTCGTACATCGTCACGGTGACGCCAAGCGTCTGGCCGCGAGCGAATCCGGGATCAGCAGTCAGCGTACTCATCTGCGAGGACTCTCCTTCTGGTGGCTGTTGAGGATCAGGCGAGGGCCGCGAACTTCACAAAGTTGCGGGGCGACTTCATCTTGATGTTGGCGAGAACCGACACGGCGTAGCGGTACGCGGAAAGTTCCTCGTTGTAGAACGGTCCTTCCGCTTCCAGCAGGTTGCCGGTCATCACCTTCATCTCCATGTTGCCGATGGAGAGGGCATAGCCCACGCCCGGCGGCACGGCGTAGTCCGACGCGGTTTCGATGCCGTCGATTTCGACCACATCCCCGAAGCCGTAGGACTTCAGACCGTTGGTCTTCGACACGATGGCCCGCTCGCGGCTGTCCAGTCGGTTGAGGAACTGGATGTACATCGACCGATCCAGGAGGATCATGTCGATCTGGTTCTCGCGAGTGTCGTTCCGCTTCGCGTGGTTGACCGACTCGCGGATCGCCTCGATGCACTGATCCTTCCAGGTCGCCGTCGCACCACCGAAGGCCGTGCTCGTGTAGTTACACACGATGGGCGACCAGAAGTCGTACTCCGGATCGGCCGGAACTCGGGGCCACGAGCCGGTCGCCAACTGCGAGCCAGCGTACTGACCCAGACCAGTCTTCAGACCGGCGTACTCGTCGTTCGGGAAGCCGAAGGGGTCAGCGGCGTTCGCAGTCCGCTGGGCACCAGTGGCAACGTTGATCGTCCCGTTCACGGCGAACATGGACTCAAGCCCATGCCACCGATTCTCGTTGCCGCTGGCGTAACCGTCGATGAACACCTCCTTCGCGAGATGCTCCTGCATCGACTCCGTGAGCCGGTTCGTCATCTTCCCGGCCACGTCGATGAGTTGGGCCTGACCGCGATTCTCCAGCATCTCCCGCTTGCTGATCTGATCGGTGACCGAATAGCCCCGATACGGGAGGTTGGCTCGCTGCCAGAGCGCGTGGCGTGCGAAGACTCGCGGCGACTCGCCCGTGTACGTGGACACGGGGATGTTGCGGTAACGAACCTGCCAGTCGAAGCCACGACCACCCTGATTCATGGCGACGTTGCCGTTCGCCTGGAGGGCAGCGAAGACCTTGAACTTGCGGAAGGTCGTCTGCTCCTCTTCCTTGAGGTGCAGGGTCAGCGTAGTTCCGATAGAACGAGCCCAGTCAACGCTCGACGCCATGTCGCTTTACCTTTCAGTTGATGCCGTCTCGTGCCAGTTGGCGAGCGAGACGCTGTTCAAAGGTCAGAGGTGCTTGCGGTGTTCTCGGGTCGCTTGACCCCGCAGCCCTACTCGGATTGCGAGACGCTTCCCTTCTAAGAAACTCTATGTCCTTCTGTGCCTGAGTTGCGGCATCGGCAGTCGGCGCAGGCACAGCAGCAGCAGGCATCGCAGGTGCGATTTGCTGCGGTAAAGCAGACTCAAACGCACTTCGCTGTGCGCTCTGCGACTGCATGCCACGCAGTCGATCAAGCAAATCACGCTCGATCATTTTAGTGGCGTATTCCCACCTCGCCTCTGCACTCTGGATGCCCATGCGAGAGGCTTCTTCGATGTACGTCTGCGCCGCCAGACCTTCAGCGGTGGGCGTCTTGCCGTCCGCCTCGTACAGCCAGTCGGCGTTCTCCTTCTCCAGTCCGGAGACGTACTGGTGCTGCTGCACCTCCTGGAACTGGCTCTCCACGATCTGCTGGGCCTGACGCTGGGCGATCTCCTGGATCATCGGCCCCAGTGCTTCCTCCGGATTGGTGAGGAACTTCTGGGCGAAGTCGGCCTTGTACTTCTGGTACTCGTACAGGGCGTGCTTGGCGTCGAGCGGGGCGTCGGCAGAGATCACCTCACGCCCGTTCTCGTCTTTCACGAGGTACTGCTTGTACGACTCGCGGACCTCCGGCGGGCTCCACCACTTCTTCACCGCCTCTGCGGCAGTGGTCTTCTGGACAGACTGCTGGGCGGCGGGCTGCTCTCGCTGGGAGGCGAGCCATCGCTCAAAGGGTTCTCGGTTCTGGAGGTACTGCTGGGCGTATGGGATGTACTGCTGGTACTGCTGGAGGGCTTGAGTTGCGGCTTTCTCCCGCTCCATAGAGGCATAGAGGCGGCGAGCAATCGCCAAGTCGTCCTGCCCCTGGAACTCATCGAGATTCTTGAAGGCGTCCCAGACCGACTGCTGTGGAGCCGGTGCAGCAGCCGCCGCAGGTGCAGTTTCCGGCGTCGAGGGGGCACTGGAGGTGCTTTCAGTCGAGGTGTCTGGCGTGGTGTCTACGGATTCGTCAATGACTGCGGATTCGTCGGACATGTTTGCGCCTGTAGGTGGAGGTCAATACGCCGGTCCCGAAGGGCTCATTCCCCAATAGAACTTGGGGGGATTCGGGAGAGTCCCATCGGCTCGCATCCGGTTGTATGCCTCGCTGTCCGCTCTCGATACTCCGTCATCGTCCTTGAGTCGCGAGTGGAGTTGGTCGCCAGCACGGCGAGCCTCCGCCACTTCCTCGTCGGTCTTGTAAGAGAAGTCCACGCCCGGCTTCCCGCCACCCAGCCAGAACTGCTTGTCCGACCTGTCGATCTGCCCGCCCATCGCACCAGACATGCCAGCCCCAGCCGCCTGCTCGACGCCCATGTCGTATGTAAAATCTTTCGCGACCGGGCGAATGGCGTTGTGAACGGCCGGAGCGATCCACCCCGAGCCTGCGATCCTGGCGCCTCTGGCAGCGGCCTTCGCGGCATTGGTCAGCGCCCCAACGCCCTTCGCGGCGGGATACAGCGCTGTCGGGTCCGACATGCTGATGGCGAAATCGCCTGCGTCTGTCAGGAATCCAGGCGGCGTCCAGTTCCAGGTACGCTGCCACCGCTCGTCGGCCATCGGAACCTGTGCCGCACGGACCTCCTGCTGCAAGCCTGCGATGCGACTGGCGATCTCGGCGTCGGTCGAGTCAGACGCAACGTCCAGGATCGGGTGCGGAGAGGTCATCCGGTAGCGATTGCTTGCCAGCCGGATGGCATTCGCACGTCGCCACGATTCGTCGGACGATTCCGGCTCACCGCTGCCCTCAAGCCGCCGGTAGTTGGGGTACACCTCCGAAAACGAAATGTAGTTCCCCGCTGGAACGTCCGGATTGGACGTGTTGTCCAGCACGGCCTCCATCGTGGTGTTCCATCGCTGGTAGCCGCTCGCTGCCGCCGCAGGATTCAGCCCGCCAGCACCGGAAAGCCGTTCGCGGCGATTGCTGTCGTAGTGCCGGATGGCATCCGCGTTGGTGGTCTTGCGAGTAAACGCCTCCTCCGACTGCGGCGAGCCAGTCCATGCTTTGGTGTCGGCAGCGGGAGGCTGTTGCAGACCGGACTGGGCCTGCAAGAAGTCCAGGTCACGGCCGAAGTTCTGCATGTATTGGTAGGTGCGGGGGTCGAGCAGGTGCGTGGACTCTTCCCACCGCTTGTTCACCTCCGCCGGAGTCTTGCCCTGCCGGGCATACTCCTCCCTGGCCCTCGCCCGCTCCTCCGGATTCGCCCATGCCGATGGCTGTCCACCATCCACGCCGAGAGCAGCCCGCATCTGCGACCGTTGCTCGATCTGCTTCATCGCTTCCGCAAGGGGCGTGTCTGGTGCGATGCGGTGCCGCCGGTAAATCTCCCCGCGAATGGCATCCGCCCGCTCCATGCCCAACGCACCCGGCTGGGCGGCAGGGTTGGGCTGGGGGCGTGAGGCGAAGATCGCGTCGATGCCTGCCTCGTTCAGTCCAGCCATATCAGCGTGTCTCCTTCAAGCCGTCGAGGACGCCGCCCTGCGATACGCCGATTGCTGCCGCAGGGATCACCGACATGATTGGCATTCCGCGCTCCAGGATGTTTCGGCGCGCCACTGGCGTCATGGTGATGTGGGTTCCCGGACGCTCGCCTCCCACTACGGGCGCAGGATGCGATCGCGCTCGCTCAAGCACTCCATACAGCCGCGAAATGTGCGGCTGCTGGTCTGGGGTCACAATCTCAGGGCTGCGGGATAACGTGTCCAGCATCTTGTCAATTGCGAGCCGCCTGCCGTCTCCTGACTTGCCCTCAAATCCGACAAGCGAGAGAAGCCTTGTGTCGTCTGGCCCAGCGTCAGCCACAATCTGCCTCACGATCCCGTCCAATTCGTTCGTGTACGGAACAACCCGCGCCTCGCTGCCAAGAGCCGGAACGTGCAGCGCGCTTGCCTCGCTCGCGGAGCCTCCATCTCGCGGCGCGGGTCCATAAAGTCGCATGTCTCCGGCTTGGCCGACATACCGCGACGACGCCCCACCGCCTTGTGGGTCAAACTCCTTGAGGACTTTCTCGATGCGGCTAGGGAAGTCTTTTTCGTAGAACACGGTCGCCGCTTGAATGGGCATTCCCTCCACAAGATTGGCGTTAGCCCCAGTCGGCAGTGTGATTGGCTTCCCTTCTGCGGCCGCCTGTAGGACGATCTGCCGAGCCAGAAAATCCTTCCAGCGATCCTCTTGCACCAGCGGGCTTTCTGGCGCGTGAACATTGCCTGACAGCGCCGCGATTCTGGCCGCTGCGTCGTGTGCCTCGCCTGCGGCCTCTTCTGCCGCGCTGTCGCGCATGTCCGCCAGACCTGCCCAGCGCATGTGCTCGTTGTCGAGATAAACGCGGTGCCACTCTTCTTGCAGACGACGAACCTTGTCTCCCTGCGCTCTGTCTCCTGCCTCCAGCCTGCTGAGATGCTGTTGCGCCCTCTGGGTTTCTTCCAACTGGTCGTATAGCGTGTCGTACTCGTCGTCTGGCGCGCGAGTGAGGTCGGACGCAAGTCGCCGTGCCTCCGCCTCTATCGCCGCAGGCGTTTCGTCGCTATATGGCTGAACTCCCAGCCTTTTTGCGACACGACGAAGGTCGGCTTCGCGCCGCGACCAGTTCTGGCCGGCATCGCTCTGTACGTTTTGGACTGCAATAGCGTCTGGGTTGCTGTGATACCGCATCCAGTACGTGGAGTCGTGAGCGTCTATTGGGCCAGCACGCATCATCCTGTGTGGAACAAAAAGCCCGTCCAGCACTCTTCCGGGACGACCGGCGTCATTGCGGTTGTCGCCAAACAGCACCTCGCGGTATCCGGAATAATCGCCGCCGACCCCCTGCTCTGTGTGTTTGTGATACATCGTGCGAGGATATGCCTGCTGCTCGTTGAACGGCTCTCGCATCGAAGATGTCTCAGGAGGTTCCCCCGACATTTTCCGCGCGGCGATCTCCGCTTTTGTTCCCCGTCGCTGATCGACTCGCACAATCCTTTCCAGCGGACCCTCGCTGCGCAAGTGCGACAGGACATCGGCGGCTGACACCTTCGTCCCGGCGCGGTCAGCAACGAACCCGTCGAGGCCCGCGTAGTCAAGTTCGGCAGGCTTTGCCCCTCCCTTGATGAGCGCATTTCGCACGGACTCTGCCTTGATGGAGGCCGGAAGTCTTGCAGCAGCCTCCTCTGCCCTGGAAATAAATCGCGGCACTGGTGGCGCAGGAAGATACCCGGCAGGCGTGAACGCCCTCGCCTCGCTTGCCAACTCCGCGACCTTAGAGGCCCGCCCCAGACGGGCGGCAGCGAGCGCAGCGGGTGTTGCCATAGAAATCCCTCACGGGATTTATGGCCGTCTACTTCGCCAGCAGGTACAGGCCCACATTGGAGAATGCGTACCCCAAGTAGGCGACCCCCAT